CAACAGCAGCCGCTGGCGCAGCGCCAACTACTGGTAATAAAGAAACAAGAATTCCTAAAAAATACAGAGTTCATTTTTCTCTCAACGGCGAATCTTTTTCAAAAAATATTAATACACAAAGTGAAGACGAAGCGTATGACTGGATGGCTGTTAATCTACCCAAGGCTAAGATTGAAGCAGTCACACCTATATACTAATTCATTGACATCAGCAGCATAAACCTTTATAAACATAGTACAGGAGTTTTGTAATGCAAGCACAAGCGAAAGCAGCCACTGAGAATTATAGCCTTGACACCATGATTAGATATGCTTTCCATTACGAAGTCCAAAATAATCTCCACACCCGACCAAACCAAAATGATCCCGAATTGAAGACGGTGATCGAATATATGCAGCGTCGAATTGACGAAATTGCTAAGAAATACAAGTAACTTTTGTAACTGAAATTGTTACAAAAATATCAGTTGACGGCTTCCCAATATCTGCTATATTAATAAAGTAAGTTGAACGTGGGGTTCAAACTACATAACAAATGGAGTAGTAAAAATGGATAAGTTGTTTTCGGTTGCGGGTGTTTCTACACTCAATGGTGTTGTAAAGTATCGTGTTGCTAATTCGCTTAAGCGTGACGCAATTCTGCGTAAGTCTGGTCATACAGACATTAAGCTTATCGAACTTCCTAATCCCATGACCAAGGAAGATGCATTTACGTTTATTGCATGTCATGCAGATTTCCAGGCAGATCGCCCTACTGCTAAGGGTGGTATTTCCCCCAAGGCTAAGACTGCTACAAAGGCAGCGTAATTTACGACTGGGATCGTAATGCTCAAACTGGGGGCTTCACGGCCCCCTCTTTTTTTGACTAGGTATGATCCAATAAATACTAAGAGGATCAGCAATGCCTAGAATTAGTTTATGGAAAGAAACCCACAGCAACGATTACAAGTTTTTTGATAATCGAATTCGCGAGCTGTTTACAGCAGGCGGCGTTGGTGTATGGATACACAAGATGTTGGGCAGTGGAACTGGTAATTCTCCTGGTAATGCTACCCAACCTGTATATTTGAACGACAGTGAGAAAAACATTCAAGATCTCTTGTTTATGGAAAATAGAGATCGTAAATATGAACCTGACATTTATAAGCTTCGTGGACATTACCAACTAAGCGACAATGACTTTAATCTCAGTCAATTTGGTATGGTGTTAAACAACGATACGCTGTACATCACATTCCATATCAATGATATGATCGAGCGTGTAGGACGTAAATTGATGTCAGGCGATGTTCTTGAAATGCCCAACATGCGAGACTATTGGCCACTGGATGATGCAATACCTGCCAGTTTTAAAAAGTTTTATGTTGTTAACGAAGTAACAAGAGCCGCAGAAGGTTATAGTCCAACTTGGTGGCCACACTTGTATCGTGTTAAAGTGTCTCCAATGGTTGACAGTCAAGAGTACAAAGACATTATGAATCAAGCTGCTGCTGATGGTAGTGATTTATCTCTAAGAGATATTATGAGTCCATATCTCAAAAATCTACAGATTGATACTGCTATCGTTACCCAAGCTAATATTGATGTACCACTTAGTGGATATGCAACCAGTGAATTCTTTGTACTACCAATAGATGCCAATGGCGTAAGTTTACAGAATACCATTGTTGCTAACAATCTTGTTTATACTAGCAATGCTATAACTGGTAACACAACAGTAAATGCTAATGTAGCTACACCAACACAAAACATTTTGTCTTACTTGAATGGTGGAGCATCAGCACCGAACGGACTTACAGTTAAAGCATTGACTTATTTTCCTGATGCACCCGCAGTTGGTCAGTATGTGTTAAGACTTGATTATTTGCCAAATGCATTATTTCGCTGGGATGGAAAGAAATGGCAATTGGTAAATGAAGTATTGCGAGCACCAGTGGCAGGCAACACCAATACCCAATTGGGAACATTTGTTAATAACACAGCAACAACAACACTAAGTAATGGACAAGTACTTGCTCAACGTCAAGCATTGAGTTCTTTATTTTCAATTAAAAGTGATGTCTAAGGACTAATATGAAATATTTTTATGACAATCAAATACGAAGATTCTTGCAGCAATTTATACGCTATTTTAGCGGATACCAAGTTGAGTATGGTAAAGATGCTAATGGTAATCCTATCTATTTGACAGTGCCTGTTCGCTATGCAGACAACAATCGTGTGGGGGCAAGCATACTTAAAAACAACAGTGAAAATTCTGTAACTAATGTTCCTATGATGGTTGTTTACATAGACAATCTAAAATATCATCGTTCACATATACAAAGCCCAAGTTATAGCGAACAAAAAAACATTAGACAACGCACAGTTGATCCACTAAGTGGAGAAGTAAAAACATATCAGCAAAATGCTGTGACTGTTGAACGTATGATGCCTGTTCCATATCGCATGGATCTAAAACTAGACATCTATACCAGCAACATTGAACAGAAACTACAGTTGTGGGAACAGATCGCAGTCATGTTTAATCCCAGTATGGAAATTCAATCAACCGAAAATTATATAGATTGGACTAGCTTAAGTTGGATATTGCTGACTGATACTAATTTTAGTAGTAGAACAATCCCAATTGGCACTGAAGAACCAATCGATGTTGCTACTATGTCTTTTGAAATTCCAGTATACATTACACCACCAGCTAAGATTAAGAAACTTAATGCTGTCACAAGTATTGTTGCCAGTATGTTTGATACTAACGGAAATCTAGCTCAAGCTATAACTGACCAAGTTGATCAAATTGGTACCAGACAATGGTTTACTCCCAGTGGTTATAACGCAATAGTTGCCAACGGCAGAATTATATTAAGCAAAAACACTTTGTATGGTACTAACAGTCCTTTAGCAGTGCCTGTTCCTGTCAATGATCCTATACCATGGCGAGGAGTTATTAACTACATTGGCGAAATATCCAATGGTATTAGTATGATGGCATTTGTTGATGAGAATAATGGTAACACTGTAATTGGCACTATTGCTTATGATCCAACAGATGAAAACGTATTACTATTCAATGTTGATACTACTACCATTCCAACAAATTCTTTAGTTGCTGTCAGCAGAATTATCGATCCATAGGTAGCTGGCCCAGGAGTAGGGTTACCTGCCGCTGCAACAGGACAGAGATATTTGATTATCAATAGTAATTTAGGAAATCCTGATAATGCTGCTGGTAATATTCCCATAGCTTGGAAGAATACTAACAATACTGTAACCTCTGCAAATGCAAATGACATTGTTCAATATGATGGTAATAATTGGGTAGTTATGTTTGATAGCCAAGCAACTACAACTGAAGAATATGTAACCAACATAAACACAGGCATACAGTATAAATGGGTAGAAGGTTTGTGGCAGAAGAGTTGGGAAGGTATATATACTGAAGGGTATTGGCTGTTAATTATATGAAGTTATTCAAAGCGTGTGGAGCATTACTATTAGCAAACGATACTAAACGCTTGTTGTTCTTACTGCGTGATAATGACACTCACAGCAATACCTGGGGCCTAGCAGGTGGCAAAGTTGAAGATACTGAAACAATAATGCAAGCACTATCACGTGAAATTTACGAAGAAGTTGGCTATGATCTAACTATAAACAAAACTATACCTTTAGAATTGTTTCGTAGTGATGATGGTAATTTCGAATATCATACTTTTATCTGTATAATTGATAAGGAATTTATTCCTAATTTAAGTGATGAACATAAAGGCTATTGTTGGTGTGATGTTAACAGTTTTCCAAGACCATTACATCCTGGGTTGTGGAGCAGCTTAAGCAATGATGATATTCAACAAAAGCTGCACACAATGAAAGACATCTTAGAAATTTCTTTATAACCTACCAACAACAATTTCAATTGTCTTTATTTCATCCGTCGTTATCTCTTCCAAACTCTTTCCAATCACACAACCAGGAGTGTATAGTGTCTTGTCTAATGCCTGTGCAACTCCAGCAATGT